TCCTGCCCCGCCTGCGATGTCAACTCCAGCCGAAATCTGTGTCCCCTGGCCTCCAGCATCACCCGCCGTGTCTTCTCCGGCTCCAGCTGCACATTTTTCTTCCATAATCCCCGTTCCGTGCGGATTCCCACGCCCAGTTTCGCCGGGCTGTCCGCCTGCAGCCGCAGCACAAATCTGCGTTTCACGCAGTCCAACCGATCCAGATCCTGCCATGGCCCCTCCCAGCGCATTGGCAGTGCCTGCCCCCGTCCGGCTTCCCGCACATAACCCGCGCCGTCTGCAAACAGAAGCCGACCTTCCATCTCCAGAAAACACTGTATCTCCACCCCCACCGCCAGCGTAAATGTTCCTTCTCGGGTATGGTATTCCAACAGCGCATTGTTTCTTTCACTCCCATCCAACGGCAGAGCCAGGCAGTATATTTCGCCGCGCATTCCGGCGCATGCCCGATGGGCAGCGTCCCAGTTTATCCTTCGCAGAATCTTTCTGATCCGCTCATTTCCATAGAGTTCCGCAGACACGCTGTCATATCGTATCAGTCCGTCCCGCCCCAGCATCAGCGCAGAACTACCATACACCACCAGGCTGTTTTCGCAGACCGTACCGCCGCCATACTGTTCCTTCATCACATACTGACTGGGATCTGTCCCCAATATCCGCCAGATTCGATTCTTTTTCACCGCCAGCAATTGCGAGCCCATGGGTCTCAAGGCCATAAAACTGTCGCCGTCCCAGGATGGCTGCAAAATATCGCCAGCCCCGTCTTCCGGCATATCATCGTTCTGCTCCCAGTTGAAGGGATCGAATGGCGCCGAATACATCAGCTTGTCCGGATCCTCCAAAATGCCGCTGCCCCAGATCCGCTCCGCATGGCGGGCCAGCACGCCAAACCGTACTTCTTCCGCGCCTCTGGGCTGGATTCTGACCGGCACGGTCTCCCTCGTATCTCCATACACCATGATCATGCCATCCAGTGCATTGGTCAGCAGCAAAATGTCTATGGGAGCCTCGGCATCCACCCATTCTCCCGTTTCTCCGGCAGACGGCGCCAACCTTTTCCCCTCCCCATCCCGGTAATATCCATTTACCTCATAACTGACAAAATCCAGCCGGTCTGTGGTCAGTCCGTCCCATATCAGCCGCCATTCTTCTTCATTCATGGCCCTGGCATACAGGCCGCCGCCGGATGCAGCCACCAGCAGCGTTGGATCCTCCCCTTCTGCCACATGGTATCTCCTGTGCAGCGCCGCCAGTGTCCCGATGGTACCATCCAATTTCCCCGGCAGCGCTTCCCCCTCCCTGGCCGGTCGAAGCATGCCGCCTTCGCATCCAAAGTTCTCTCCCTCCGCCGCATAGCGCATATCCGTCGAACAGCCATCGCCATCCTGATACAGTCCCCGAAAGCCGCCCGCCCACAGAATCGCCTTATTTGCATATACTCTTCTTGCCATATTTCTCCTTTCTCCGGGCGACCGTTCTCCGATTTCTGCCGTACATTTTCTGGCCTTCGTCGCATATCTCCCGGTTTCAGTCGTACAGATGAATGAATTTCACCCGTTTCCCTTCCCGCATCAGCAGCCGGGACGACGCCTGCATATACCGGGCATACAAAATCCCGGCTCGCTCCCGCCGATCCGCTCCGCCATTTTGCAGCATCCTGCTGGCCGCATATTCCGCTACCGCCTCCTGCGCCCACAGCGGCAAATCCAACGTCTGCCCGTCTCCGCCGTTTTCCGGCCACTCTTTTCCCGCTGCCAGGCATAGGTTTCCATATCCCGTCTCAATGAGTGCGTCCAGATGCGGCGCATATTCCGCTGCGTCTCCTTCCTCCGCCCCCATGAAAAACAGCGCCCTGCCTCTGATTTCTTCCCGTGTCATCACCTTCCCCCCTTTCTCTTTTTCCACTGCCGTCTTTTCCACCGGCGCGCTCCTCAGATGTTCGCAAACCGTCCTGAGCGATACAGCGCTTCATAGACCCTGAAAGGTACCTCCACACTCTCGCCCCGCATAATCAGCGTAGTTTCACCATTGACAATCACCGGCACCGTCTGATCCACACAACCTTCCCCCGTCTCCTCCAGCAGCGGCAAAAAGATTCTCACCCGATTGTCATCCTTAGGTTCCTTATACATAGCCATATATGTCATCCTTCTTTCTATATCTGTTCGTTTTCCGTTCATGCGGAGGGCTTCTTCAGCCCTCCCTTTCTGTTGACAAAGTTCTCCTCATGCAAGAAACGCTGATCGTTTCTGCAGTTTCAGGGGGGCTGCGGGGTCACAGCCCCCCTGATATCAGGCAATCTGAGGGCGACATGCGCGGCCGAAGATTGCCTGGACCGCTTTGCATGCAGGCTTTGTGCGGCGGATTTTATATCCGATGCGCGAAGCCTGCATTACCGCTGACAAACCAAAGGCTTGTCAGCGATCAGGCCAAGGGGTTTTTGACCCTCTGGAAACCCCGCCGCCATCATCCGCGGGGAAGCAGCAGCATCTTTGTCTTCCTGTCCGGATTTCTCCTGCCCGTCAGCCGGTCACGCCGTGCTCGATTCGCACAATATAGGCGTCCTGCAGAATGGTAGCGCAGAAACCGCGCACCTTCCAGGCAATGGTGCCTCGCTGGTTCAGCGGATCCAGCGCCCCGGAAGAACCGTTGGGTTTGATGATAATCTCCACATTGCCGCCGCTGCCGTCCAGTTCCACGCAGCCCGCCGCATCCCTGCCGTATACCACTGTGGAATGAACCTCATAGCCGCCTTCCCCGCCGGCGCAGGCCATGATCTTGTCACCCGCGGCAAAAGTCCACTTTTCATCCCCCAGATATCGCATGCGATGGATCAGTTTACCGTCTCTCTTCTCCACCCGATCCACCACCGCCGGAAAGCAGGCATTTGCGCTGGCGTCAAATATCTGCACCATGCGGCCCGCCATCTCCCTGGCATAGAATTCCAGTTCCTCTTCTTTCTCCGACACAGCGATCGCCTCCACCGTCAGTGTCTTGCCGGCCACATCCGCTTCCTGCACAGGCAGTTCATTGATTGTACCGTAGAGATATTCCTCCCTGCCAAAGGTTTTGGCCTGAGTAGTCTCGAAAAACTTCACGCCGTAGATCGTACCCAGTTCATACTTCTCCACCTTGCTCTTGTCCTGATACTGGGACGTAGAGGTAAACAGCGCGTCTGCCGTCAGATCATATTTGGTCTGCGGATCGATGATGGCATGGTAGAAACCATCCGGGAATCGCTTGGCATTGTTCTTCTCCAGAATACGCACCGCACGCTTCACCGCATCATGGGTTAGCCTATCCTGGGCGGTAATGGCCGCACGGCCTGTATTGGAACCATTCTCCGCATCTACATAAATCACGTTCAGGCCGGAAGACAGCGCATCCGCAGCCACCTTATCGATGGATTCCACGGCCTGATTGCTCAGCAGTTCCGCCGTCTCCTTGTGAATATTGTCCAGCAGCGCCCAATCCATTTCATCCGTCAGTTCCACATGGCGACCATAGGGTTTTACCGTAGCCGTTACGGATGTCATGGTCAGAGTCTGGCCGTCGGGCGTGACGCCTTCCTTCAGCGGCGTAGTAATGGGTTCAAAGGGAGTCATACGGCGGAAATTCACCGTACGACCGTTGTTGCGAGGCAGCGCGCGGCGCTGCAGGTCACGGCAATGAACCAGATTTTTTCTCGCATTTTCAATGAGCGTCCGCTCATAGTACTGGGTCACGCTGGGGGCTACGCCCGAGGAATGGGTTGCGTTGATGTTATCAAAAATCGGCATATTCAGATATTTCTCCTTTTACTTCTATATTTTGTCCTGAGTTCCGTTCGTTTGGTGTCACAGCCGCACAGAAAATCCTCTGTCCAGCTGCTCATTGAGCCGATCGAATTCCGCCTGCGACATGCTCCGCACATCCCGACTGGCTACGCTTACGCCGTTAGCCGCATGCGCCGTGGCCGGTACATGATCCGCCGCCCGCAGGCTGGCTGCCAGATCAGCGAAATCCCATTCGCCGCTGCGCACTCTCTCCTGCGCCTGCATGTCGCTTTCAAAAGCCGCCATCACATCGATACCCGAAGCCCGGCGGATCACCTCCGCTTGCTCATACAGTCTGGAGGCTCTCTCATCCTGCGCCTGTACTTGTCTGTTCTCTTCCATTCTTCTTTTCTCCTTTTCTTATATGGTTGTTCCCGTCAGTCGTCGAAGTTCCACCGTCTCCTCTTCCAGTTTCCGGTTATCCTCTGCCAGTTGGGCCACTTCTTCCTCTTCCCGCTGCATCTGCTCCACCCGCTGGCTGAGCGCCTGCAGCGTCGCTTCCCGTTCCGCCTCCTGTCGCAGTGCCCGGCGCACACGGTCCTTGCCGTCCACATCCATCAGTTCAAACAGAGACTCCAGCGAGAAGGGGATCCCTTCCTGCTTTGCCAGTTCGAATACCCGCAAAAACAGTTCATTCTGTGCCTGAATTCGCAGCGGATTCCGCTTCTGTACCAGAATCTGTACCACATACGGCGGCGCGGGCAGCGGACGGCTCCAGCGAATCCTTCTCTTTTCCGCCAGTTTTCTCCGCAGACTTCGCCGCATGCCCTCCGGCAGTTCCTTCTCACTTCCATCCAGCATGGGAATGTCTCCCATGAGCACTGCCGCATCCAGCGATGCCGCATAACGGCTTCCGTCGTCCCCGGTAATCATTCGTGTCTTCTCCCGGGTGTAAAACTGGCTCACCAGCCACAGAATCTGCTCCGCAATCTCCCGGAATCCGGCGTTGAGCGTATCCGTCCGCATGCGGCTGATCTTACTGCCTGCTTCCTGCAACGCATTGATGGCGGAAGCCGCCGTCACACCGCCTATGGTCTCTCCCCGGGTAAACTGATTCTGACCGCTGTCCTGTTTGATGTCTACCTGGAACTGCAGCATCTGATTGGCCGCCATGTGGGACAACGGCTTACTCTGCAGCCATCGCACGCTTTCTTCATCGATGGCGTCGCCCGAAATCAGATTCTCGTTCCAGTCTGCCAGTGCCTCCACATCGATATTGGCGTTCTTGCGTACCAGCATGCGGATCTTTGCTGACATTCGAAGGTTCTCATCAATATAATGGGCATATCGGTTGATATAGCGCATCATCGGCGCCAGTTCCATCACCATACCCTCGCCCACCGGCATACCGTCAATGCGGGAAAAGGCATCTACCACAAAGGGATACTGTCCGTGGGCATACACATTCTTCTGCATATCCAGCAGCGCTCCGCCCGCCAGCAGCGCCACATATACCTGATGCCTGCGGCTGTGCAGATCATATTCCCGCCACCAGTATTCCATCAGCATGGCCCTGTCCTCATCGCCGGCCAGCGTTTCCCAGCCCTCCGGCTGCCCTATATCGCCATACCGGCTGTCCTCCGGCGCAATATACTTCGCCTGATTCGGAAACCGGCTTTCAAACCAGTCAAGCGGATGCCAGGACACCTTGATCACCGCCCGACCTTCCTGAATGTCCTCTGCACAGGGATCCCACAAAAACGCCTCCATCGGCCAGCGCAGCACGGCGATATCTCCCTCACCGCCGTTCATGTCACTGTCCCACACAATCTGTGTCACTGCAGACCCCGTCACAAAGAAGTCCTCTGCCCTTCTGCGCTGAAAACTGTCAAACCGGTTCTGCTCCAACACAAAACGCATCACATCTTCCAGCACATCCGCCGTTTCACCCAATTCCGGACGTTCCGGCAGCAATTTGATCTCCGGCATATTGTCCATCTGATCCGCAATGCAGCTGTTGATGGTAGATTTCAATGTCTGAAGCTGCAGCGTCCTCTTCTCCGCCGGAGTACCCGGGGGATCCTGCATGGGATCCTGCAACAGAAAAATCTTCCGGGCCGTTCTGGCTCTCTCCTGCATCTCCCTGCATCCCTGCCGCCATACCATCAGCCTTTCGTATGCCAGATGTACCAGGCGGCTCTGTTCTTCATTCAGGGGCTGCTTCTCCTTTCGCTCTCCGCTTCGTTCATACTCGGTCATTACTCATTCTTCGTCCTTTCGTTCTTCTGATTCTCTCCGGGGCGGAGTGGGCCAAAGCCCCCTCCGCCACCTCCCCCTGCCACCACCTCAAAACGGGCTGCTGCTTTGTCTCCCAGCTCGGTGCGTATCCCGGGCCGGCAGTGGCCGCGCCATGAGAAAATATCGCGTTTCATCATAAATGTGATCTTCCGCTGTGGTGTCCACATCTTCGCACCTTCCCTGATCATAGGCAAGCGCCGGTACACAGCGGATAAACTGATCACATGTGGAAAACACCTGCAGTCTGGGCCGTCCCTTTTCATCAAAACGAAGTCTTTCATGCAGCTGCATTTTCCCGGCAATCCGGGCATTGTCACCCCGACGAAAAAACACGCCATTTTGCTCCATCTGCCGGGCCACACTGTCGCCCCGTGAGGCGTCGAATATAGCCGGATCGCAGATTCTGTCCACGCTGATACCTTCCCGCGTCTCCCCTTCTTTCTCCCGCGCCAGGATCCCCCGGGCAATTTCACCGGGTGACAGCGTCAGTCCCCGGTCCGGAACCCCGTTCCAGCCATACCACTCCCGATATCGATACGCGCATCCATCCGGTGCCACCGCCCACCACCCGCAGGAGAAAGGCTTGGTGTAGCCGTGATCAAAGCTCATGAACCGGGGCCAGGACAGCGGAATTTCAAACGGCGATACCACATGGCTCCACTTTCGATCCAGATAATGGCTTCGGTCGTTCCTCCATTCGGTAAACACCTGTCCCTC